GGATGCGTGAACCCACCTCACAATACGTTTGCGGATGTCATACCCCGTCATTGTCGCAATGATCTTCTGGGCATCCCTCCTGTAAGCCATCCCAGGCTTATCGATCTCCAGGTTTTCCATATTCTCAAATTTGCCGGAATCCAGCAAATCACCATGGGTCTTTATCCCAAGATCGAATCTGTCTATAGAGGCTATCGGCATTAGCTGCTCGACACTGAGATTTCTCTCACTCTACGGGTTGAAGGTCCACCTCTACCACCACGACGGATCGGGCTAGTGCCAGAGTCCTGGATACGCCCAATATTGGGAGATACCCTGCTCTTGAAATGACGCTTGGCCTCCACCAGCTTTTGCTCATATATCAACCCGTGTTCCCTGGCTCGGGCAATTTTACCATCATCCAGTAAAAGCAGGTTTCTGGCATAGTCGATCAACACAGAATGGTAAGCTGTGTTGAATACTGGAGAAAGGACAGCCTCCTGCCCATAAGTCGTAGTGTTGAAGATAAACTTCGTATCAACGTCTAAAGTCTCACTCTGCACCGCCCCTGCGGTGTCTATTGTCACCGTGACAGTCTCACTGGAAACAGTAGCGGTAATCCCGGAAATAGCGTTCAGGGCCGTCTGTAGGGCTGTGGCTATCGTAGCAGCAGTATCATCGGCTGAGATATCCACCTCAATACCAGTTCTTCCAGTCACAGCCGGATCGGTACCACCACTATCTATATCAAACCAGACGTAGTAGTCTGTGTCAGTCTTGCTGATATAGAAATAATCGCTGCCGTCCAGGGTAGATTCAGCAAAACATCTAATACTGGTAACCTCAGATACGGCTGCGTGGGATGTGGGGGCATTAGCAGCATACCAAACCGCCAATTTATATTCACCGGAATAAGTCGATGGCTCCGGGTACAGGAATAAATCCAGGTTTTCCATAAAGTACTCACCAGGCGTTCCAGTGTACCAAGTGCCATCATTCTTGCGCCGGACAACTTCACGCCACTTGGGGTTATAATCTATCGGTTTAGATTGCCATTCAGGAAGGGCCGACATCTCCAGGAAGTCCGGGGGTAACGCCACCTTATGGACCTCATCCGGGTCCACCATCAAGTTGAAATGATGCTTCTGGTAGAGCTTGGCCCTCCGGCACATATCAGCCTCACCATCATAAAGATATTGTAAGGCTTTCTGTCGGATATCATTACCTTCCAGCCCTAACGTAGCTCGGTACATTAATTGCTCGAAGGTCATTTTATCCTCCCTGTGCTGAGGTTCCTATTCCGGCAGCAGCTTCCACTCCCGCACGTTGATTAAGTACGTTGATCTGAGCCATGGCCTTTTCAACAGCTTTATCGCTCCTGGAAACATCGTTAACCATCTTCAGAAGCTCCGCCTCAGCAAAATCCACTACAAGCATATGCAAGCTATCATTCAACTCACATTCAAAGTCGCCAAGCTTTTCATTGGACCCTGGCCCCGCAATGAAATAAAACTCGTCGCTTGACCCCCAAGTAGCGTCATTCTGATTATAAATGATTGTCATAGCATAACTTGCGCCATCGTAATCCGTGACAACGGCGTAATAATCACCAGTCTTATTATACAAAACTGCGCCGTTATAGAAATCGTCATAACTGGCACTGCCTCCATTAGTAAGACCATTATCACCTGAGACTATAACATCAATTTCTTTCCCATCAACATCGTCAGAAGTCACGCTATTTGCCACAGAAGTAGTTGTATAGGTGTACTTCAACTCTGAGGGCTGTTTGATATACCATAGATCAAGGGTTACTACTCCACCGGCGGTGGTCGTCTGAAGATAAAATCGGTTTTTGTAAATATACCCAACCGGGAAGTCATCGCTCCCGGACAAGTACTGATTCTCACCCTTCTTGACATCCTCATACTTCACAATATTAAAATATTTACCACTAGCCCCATAAACCTTGGCATTAACCAGCCCATTACGAGCAATGTCATTTGTCAGGCCAGAAAGAGCGTAATAAGCATCAACACCGTTGGCTGCAACGATAGTAGTAAGATTAGTTTCAACCTCCTGAAGCTCTGTGAGTAACGAATTATCCAGCAAGTTTACTACGGCAAGCTGCGCCTGATGCAGAACATCAAGACGCATTCCGAGATTGAATTTTCGGGTATCAGTATCCTCTACACGGAAACCCAATAGATCAATCATCTTTTGAACAGTCATAATTGACTCCTATTATTAGTAGTCGGCCCGGATATAAGTCATATCCTCACCAGAAGAAGGCTTAGGCCGGACCAACTACAATTATTGGGTTATATTCCGCTATAGTGCATCGTTGCCGGGATGTAGCAAACGGTATCAGCCGCTACGGCTGCAAGTGCCCTCAGTGGGCTAGCTGCAAGCTCCATAATATCAGGTTCATCGCCACCAGCCATACCCTGACAGTTTCCTGCCGGACTTTCTAATGGGACCAATGGCTCATTAAGAACTACAGCAGCAGAAGCGGAGCTGTCACCAACTAAGACAGCAGGGACAAATCCACCAACCTGAACCCAACCATAATAACCGGAAGTGAAAGCTTCAAACGCAACGCCCTGTATCTGCTCACTAGTGCCATCAACCAACTCCTTTAGATATGGATTGAAAATTTCCAGGGCTTTATCGTCAGCAATAGTTTCACCAGTTGCACGTTCCATAGTCAGATCGCCTTCACCGGAGACAGCGATAGCTGGATGAGACTTAATTTGCATTGCTCCACCAAGAGGGCCAGTAGCAGCAGCCTGGCGAATCCAGTAACCCTTATATTGGTTAGCAGTCATGGCTGTGGCAATACCGTCAATAGAAATCGTTGTATCGGTGTCAGCGATATTGTCACCATTATTAACTGCGATTGAAGTATCCCAGGTATCCCAGGGAACCGCTGTTACGCATTTACCACGAGCAACAGCTTCGTTGGCCTTGACATACTGGTAAATACCAGTCATTCGACCATTTTTGGCGGTAATACGCAATTCGCCAAGCTCATACTTGGCGGTTTCTTTATTATGTTCTAACAATAGATCGTCTAACGACCGATCCACAGCCATAATACTTTTGAATAATTTTGTTAAATTGCCCATCTTAAAACTCCTTCTGATCTATGCGCCCCACCCGAAAGCAGGGCGCAAATTATCAATTAATGTTAAGCTATGGTGTGTCCTTCTGGAATCAAGAACACTGTAACTTTGACATTTTCATTCTCCGCCTGAGCGTCAATGGCTACAGCACCGGAAGTAGCTGCACGGGCCGACCCGTCTTTCTTCCATTCGTTTTCACCACTAAGTACTTCTAACGAGTCACCAGCAGCAACATCGGTGGTTCCTTCCACAAAGGCTTCACATTCTCCTTCAATCTGGAAATAGCCAATATCACCATCAGCGATGGCTTCCATAGCCACGGCAGTTCTACGACAAAAAGTTGAAGTCGCCGGTGTAATAGCTTGCATTTCACCGGTGGCAGTTTCCTCGTAGTCGATCATTACAACGTCACCAGCAGCAACAGCAGCTCCGGTTCCGTTGTATAGGGAAACACCCTTCCCGTTTGGGGGTACGTTAAACTCTTGGTTTACGTCCTCTCTGTTTCGTATATCAGTCCACATATTATCCTCCTTACGACGTTGCTAAGGTTAAGTCGTCATAATCGGACGGCAGACCCTTTACAGAACCCTGCTTGTCCCTACGAGAACAGCCAAATCCACCCCACCAGTTCAATTCGCTGAAGTAGACGTGGTGCAGTTCAGCACGCCTCCACTTGGAACCAACGAAATTGAAACTCTCGTGGTGATAGTAACCGACATACTTTTCGTTAATGACATACATATACCCGTCGGGTACATTGTCATCAACAGCAACATCGATCCCACGGAATGTGAGGATATCAAATCCACCATCAGCCCGGTAGTTGCCTTCAAAGCGTTTGTCGTCACGTAAAATCTGTTCGTAGGCATCCCACACAACCTGGGTTGTCAACATAAGCGTCGGCTTATCGTTACCCAAGGTCAGCGAACCAACTATCTTACGGAATATCCGTTCAAGGTAGTAAGCGTTGTTAGGGTCAGTAATCTGCGCCCAAGTAGGTGATGGAGTCGAAAGATCGACGATTTTGGGTTGCCAGTCAAATGATGTTATCAATGCTGGATCAAGACCGCCAACGACTTTATTGTAATACGCAGCGATGTCATACAGTGACGGCATATTATCATTCGCCTCATGAGTGGTAGCAAATAACAGCGTACTGAATTTAATCTTAAATCTGCGTGCCAAGTTTTTCGCATGAACTTTGACGAGGCTTATGAGTTGAGCCTTGCCACGGTTCTGGACCTTCATTTTCTTTTCAGAAAGTGATATGGTACCGTTTATATGAGTCCAATCATACTCAGCGTAATCGAGTAATTCTTTGGGCTGCAAAGTGATTGGTTCGTACTCGCCCATCGTGTTTACATCGATGTTACCATATTCCAGAGGTACAAGGATTTTCTCACCACCATCAATAGACTGCGACTTTTTCAATAATCGCTTATTGATATAGTTATCTTCGTTGATAACTCTAACTACCTGCTGGTAATATTCCGACGTAGCAATATCCAGGGTAGTTAGTACTGTAGATGTTCGGGCCACTATAGCCTCCTTATCTCATTATTGATTAGGGTTAACCTGTTGCTTTTCTAACACGCTTGTCGGCTTCTTCCCAACTAGCAGCAGGTTTATCATATCCTTCGATACCAGGACCTTTAGAAATTTCGTCAGGTTCAACATCTCCATCGGTTGTACCACCAGGACGCTTACGCAGCTTCGTCAGCTCCGCATTGCGCTCCTTCAACTCCTTGGTAAGTTTTGCAACCTTATCCGTGAGAGTCTTGGTACCTGCGGTCATATCGTCGTATTCCATAGCCTTCTTTGCCACTGGCAGAGTAAGATTATTTTCTCCGGCGTATTGACACAGTTTGTCGATTTTAGCGTCGTCGTAGGACTCGTCGGCTGCCTTAATATCCGCAATATCTTTGGATATTAATTTTTCAATCTCTAGATTGTCCTCGGTTTGGGCAATAGCAGCATTTTCCTCATCCTCAACCTGTTTCTTGGCCTGGTTATCGATGGCATTTAGAATCTTCCGAATCGGATTTTTGTCTTCACCATCAAACCATTTATCCGCTTCACTTAGGAAATCGTTATCAGCCAGAACTTCTTTGATCTCATCTCCGACATCCAAATCACTTAACCGGCCTTCAGACTCATCGTAGAACTCCTCAAAATCTGCCTGATCCGCCTCTAAAGCTTTGCGGTCATCAGACACCTTTTGAGCATTCTCAGTGTTGGTCTTCTTCCAGTCTCTGTCGTTTTTGCGATCCTCGAGTAGTTGCTTGACTGATACTTCCTCCCCGGAATGATCCTTAATCAGCACATCCGTCCCATCCTCAATATCTTTGGATAGGTCTTCGTAACTGATTGTTTTGGTTTCGGGCGGGTCATCGCCCTCGCCACCCTTATCGTCCGTATCTTTCGGTTGCTCCTTTGGAGGCTCATCAGAATCGGATTCTGGTGGATCGTCGCCATCATCATCCTTCTTAGAATCCTTAGTCTTATTGGCCTCGTCCAGGTCAACTACTGTAGACTTGTCTTCTTTGTCGGATGGGATGACTTGATAATAACTATCGTCAGCCAGGTCGTCGCCCGGCTCGTCGAAATCTTGTTTACTAATTGCTTCCTTAGCTTCAGCAGATAAAGTCATATCCGCTTCGCTGAAAGCTGCTTCTTTCGTGGCTGATGTTATTTTTTTACTCATAATAACCTACTATACTCGACCACGACTCATGTCAAGGCTACCTTCCTGCTCAATTGAGTAGCCCCTTATAATTTTGTCGCCGTTGGCATCCTGCTCAACAAACTTCTGCATCCGTGCACCTGGTATGAGGGTTGTTGACACTGCGGTTACCTTATTTCCTGTACGGCAAACAGTCCTGAGAAACACCCCTGTGGGTGAGTGCTTGTCCCCAACATTGAAACCACTGGTCTCAACAATGACGGGGAAATCTTCTTTACCGCCCCACTCTTTTGTCTCTCGACTGATAAGTTTGAATAATTTCTTGTTTCCATTTGGGTCTATCTTGTTTCCATTTGGGTCTATCTTGCTCTGCATGATTTTCTCCTTTGCAGTTGGTCGCTCACCGTTGGTTGGAGCAACACTGTTGTTATGAAAAACGCCCTACCTGATCCCGGAGCACAGCCTTTTGTACACCTGTGGATCAAGTAGAGCGTCTGTATTTAAACAGGTATTCCCTACTTAAATTCTTTTCATGCTATTTAATTGTTAAAAAATCTACCGCCTCTTTTTCCGTACAACTTTTCTAACCTTTGAAACACGGGGTCTTGTATCCAATGGATTTGATTTTGGTTTAACCTTTTTCGGAACCTTTCTACTTGCCAGTTCCTTTTCGTGTTCTTTCGCTCTGGCTCTTTCAAAAGGATTTTCGCTATCGCTTCTTGGAGTTATTGGCCTTTTGGATTTAGTCCGTGAATTGATAGCCCTTGCAGCCTTCTCAGTTCCGGTTAATTTTCGTTTAGGCTTGCGTATTTTCAGCTTTTTTGGTTTGCTTGCAATAATGGTTTGCATCTGATGGACATATTCTTCTTGAGACTTGGTCAGTTTTTTTCGTTTTGTCATTACCATTGCCCTCCTTAATATGGCTTACTACGGTTTAACTTTAATTTTTGTATTCTTCTCAATATCACGAATCCCACCATCCAAAAGCTTGATTGTCAAGGTGAACTCCCCAGTTTCCTTCCTGGAGATCGCTGCCTTTAGTCTCGCATGATATCTTGAGATAGCAGTATCGCTATTATATTTTGCCAATTAACCTACCCCTAATATCCAACAATTATTCTCTTCCTGCAATTATTTCATTTGCCCTCTGGCAAGTCGCCAGCTTAGGACATTCAATAACAGGAGCACCAAAAAACGAATGTTCTCCATGGCACAGATGTTTCCCCCCAACATCCCATTGCCAGTCACAGCCACAAATAGGTGACTGTTTCGGAGTAGTCTTAGCGGTCTTAACCCCCGCCTTCTTCCTGGCTGCTTCTCGGTACTTACGCTTGTTTTCCGGGGTACAGTAGGTCTGACTCCTGTTAAATGAATCAAACCACTCCCCTATGGGCGTAAGTGGCCTCGGTAGCCCAGCAAAATATTCTTCTGTTGTTGTTGGTAATATCATAAACCCTCTTTGGTTGCTTGACCTACGCTCGGCAAAAATACTTCGTGGTCATAGTGATTTTCTATTGCGTTCTTCCAAAACAAAAACTCATCTAAGTCTATCGGTGTGAAGTTATGGCAGTCCACCCCCACATTTAACCCATTGCGCTTCACCATCTGGGTCTTGTGGATGTGAGCAAATAATACAAAGGCTTCCAGTTCTGGCATAGCGTGTGACGGTTCGTGGACCAACTGCACTGAAAAATGATCCACATCGCCTTTTTGGATCAAATCGCTGTCCTCATCGACAATTAACCCTTCTGTACTTACCGGCAGTCGAATAATCGATGATCCCGGCAGGAATCGTACATATGGGCGCAGGAATCGTACAATCTCCGGGTCATTTAGCTCATAGTTACCCATAACCATAGATATCTTGCCATTTAACTGTAATATTGTCTGGGGAGTCCCAAAATTGCCTAAATGAAAAACCCTGTCATCTTTACCGACAACACTATTCCATTTGTGGATCATAACCTTGTTCATCTCATTAACGTCAGTGAACGGCCTCTTGGATAGCTTCAGGTGTCTCTCTGATCCGAAGTTATTGTCGGCTGTGAAGAATATCTTGTTCATACTGATACCCATTGACCCTTCTGCCACCTACGACCATACTTGCACCACATCACATATTCCAACAACAATTCTTCAGTGGAGCTGAAATTTTTGTCTGTCCTGGTAACCCAATATTGACGAAATTCATTCAGAAAGGCCAGTGCATCAAGACTATCTGACATTTCCTGAAGCTGGTCGAAGCGATAAACCGGAAAAGTCCCCTTCTCGTTTTCCCAATCACCAATAGCCATCCGGTGCTTCCCCACCCATCGATCCGTGCCTGGGTTCGGCATATGCCATAAATTAGGCAGGCAACATGGTACTGACTCACTGACGGACTTATTCGGCACACCTAGATATTTATAAGCCTGTTCGCACATATCAAAATATTGTTCTGAAATATCCATTATCTTTCCTTTGTTTTTAAAGTGACGGCAACACCGGCAGGCAACCGGGGGACAACGAAACACTATGAAAGGCCATCCTTTCTGCTGCCATCACTTAATTATGCCCGTGGCACCTTTGGACCCTGTTGGCTCTCTGCTGGCAATGGGGCATTCTCAGCCATGAACCGCTCCTTCATACCCGCCAGGATATCCAAAATAGCCTCCTTGTCACCGGCTTGCTGGGCGTTCTGCATAGCAACCATTTCTTCCTCAGTCGGCTGTGGACCCGCAGCAGCTTCGGCCTCTGCCTGCTGCTCTTCCATCATAGCTTGTTCAGCCTTCGCAAATTGTTCCTTGATCCAGATTTTAGCTCTCTGTTTATCTGACAACGATGGAGCTAACTCAACTAGATGCGCCGGAGATATAAATGGGAATCCAAATAAGCTCATACCTGTTTCGAATAGGAATTTAGCTTCGTCGAACTCACTAAAATTATCGGCTGGCAACATCGCCGTATTACCAATTTTAACCTTCAGCTTAATATGAGCACCGGCCCGTGGGTTAAACGGCTCATATACACTTTCACCGGCCTCATCCTTAACCTCTTGAATAACTTCTTCTGGGTAAAAATTCTGTATGATGTATATCCAATGCTTATACAGTTTCCGAGCCAAAACTAAAAACTCCATGGTCTTCGGCTGCAACCTTCCAACCGCTTGGGATATCTGAGTCTGAACCTTAACCCCTGAGTCCCCGGAGTCTGCCAGGCCCCGGAAAGCATCGCTCATCCCGGTCTTACGGTCTTCATCACTCTGGAGCCAGTCAATAAACCATGATAAATTTTGTAGTCGTGGAGGTTGCAAATACCCAACACCCTCTGGCATATTGGTCTTAACGGTTGTTCCGGGCATCACCGGCAAGTCTTCCTGGTCAGACCCCTCAACTTCAATTCGCTGTGGATTCCCAGTATAACGAGTATTATCAACAACATTCGACATAATTAGGTTTAAGGCCAGCGTGTGGGTCTCAATATTCAAACCCTCGCTGGTCCCCCAGAAATCACCGGCACGCTTGAAATTAGTGGTGTCGAAAAACGGGTATCTTTCGTATGGATTGGCGTGATCCCTGAGAATCTTATTCTTACAGCCCCTGACTATCGTTATGACTCTACCGTTGGGATACTTCTCACGCTCCTGCTCGGAAGTCATTTTGTTTCCAGTCTCATCCTTCTTGATCGACCCATCGTCGTCATATTTATAATCCTGGTACTTCTCCTTTGTGGGGTCGTCCAGTAAAACCTTCCCGGAGCAATAGTATTTAATCAACAAACAATAGCCACGGGGCTTCCCTGAGCTATCACCTGAGAACATATTCTTAACCTTGTTTACAGCAAACGACACCGCCCCTGAAACAGGATTTTGGTTGGAATAAAAAGCAAATGAGCCATCATCATCAAAATAACCCTCAGCCTCAACCTGGACACCATAATTATCCATAACCCACTCTGGGGTGCGGTAGGTAACATGAGATAGGTGGCTATCGTGGCAGGCTTCAATACTTGGGGCGTGTCTATCCGGCACTATCGAGCATATATCTACAGCCTCATTAATAATTTTCTGTTTCCGTAGGCTATACTCAGAGGACATTAAAAACTTACCCTTAATTCCATGCTCCCGGAACCCGGACTGAACAAGCTGCTGCATCGCATTCTCGTCATCGTCAGACCAAACGTTCATCAACTCCTTCTGGACCTTCTCAGCGTAAACCCTGGCACCTTCAAGCTCCTCCTCTGCGAGCATAATAGGCTCTAAAACTACATCAGGCTTTGGAGCACGGGATGTGATTACCGGCAATTGAGCTTCTACTACTTCAAACAGTCCATTAGAGGTCATCTCAGACAGATGTTCTTCCCGCTCATTCTCACCCTTCCAGTACTCATTCATGTACTGTTCTTCGTAATTCTGCCACATCTCAGGAAGCTTACGTTGCTCAATAGCCCTGCGATCCTCGTTATAATCCCGTAAAATGGCTTCGTAAAGCAATTGGTTGGTAAATACTTTTCCGTGCCTGTTAAACTCTTTCACGATGGTTCCTTTCCGTTTAAATATTTAGCGACTTCCGCTAAAGTCTTGAACCATCTCCCTCCATTCCGCACTACCATCTTCCCCACGGCAGCTAAACTTTTCACCTGCTCAATAGGCATACTAACAGCAGGATCAACGGTCGATATTACGTCAAATCCGAACAAAGTACCAGTAGGACGTTTGTTTGAATCATCAACAACTTCGGCAATCGAATATACCCCCTTCATCTCCGGGGTGATCCAATAGAGCCTGTAATCGCACGTTTCACGCTCCTTAACCTCTCTGGCTTGCGCCTCTGCGTTCCAATCCGGTACCACTGGGTCAAAATAGCCAATCCGCTTAGTATCAAGCATTCTGATTAAATCTTCACGCCACTTCGACCCGGCACAGGTACCGCCCAAAAATACCTTAGCCATTACTCCTCCAAAGTATGGACTGCATCACTCACAAGTTCAATAACAGCCTGTATTGAAGCCTCTGCTTCGCCCATAGTTTTCTTTAATTCAAGTAACGCTGCGAAAATATCCTCCGGGACTTCATTTATTGGAAAATATTCTTTGACAGTCTTGTATAAACAATCCGCTATTTGCTCAATATCCAGGTCCCTACCGCCGATTTGGTGAGGAGAATCCCCCTCCCTCAGCCATTTTTCATCAAAATTTAAGTCTTGATATCTCATTATACCCACTCCACAACAAGGTTTCCATTTGGTTCCGACCTAACATTGCAGAATAGACGATAGCTGATCCCCATCATTCCCCACACCTTACCAATCAGGGCGTGCTGGAAGATGTCGAACCTGTCTCGATCCATCATCAATATGTCGTTAGGCCGGATGATCATAGTTTGCAGCTTCCCACGGAGACCATGGTATAATATCCTCAACCTCCTAGTTAACCGCAACCTCTCTGTCCCTACCTGAGCGAACAACCAATTCTGACCCGAAGACCAGATATGCTCACACAGGAGGTCTACAGCCTGCTCAGTCGCTGTCGGGAGCTTCTTTAACACAACTTTCAATCGCTTTCGCTAAAGGAGCACTCTGTTTTGCAGCCATACTCTGGATTTGGGTACCTGGCGGGAATACAGCCCTCACTATTTCCAGGATGTTTGAAATCATCTTGGCATCAGCAACCTTTAAAGCTACCCTTCCATCGTTTGTGACTGTTACCTGAGAAAACCTGGGTTTGGCAAGCCTGAGATATTTCAAAGCCTTCCCAACCCGTGATTGATAAACATCTAGACCAATCATCTTCTCCTCAATCTCCTGATCCTCTCCTGACAGCAACGACATTAATGTGCTAATTACTGCCTCACCCGATATGTTTTGATTCATCTTTTGCATTTCGAACTCCTATGCTTGGTTTGTTTCTGACTTGGCTTTGGGATGTGAGACAAGGTACTGTAATCCACCCTGCTCCGCCCAAACTTTTACCACTATTACCAGATTCCCGTGGATATAGTACATCTCTACCCAGCCATTGGGCTGTGGGATCATCTTACGGTGGCCTTCACGGTTGATATCATTAACATTGTGGTCCACTATTAACCTGTACTTGTAGACATCTATCTCTGCGTTTAGCTTGTTAAGTGTAGCAATATCTGAAGTTGCCATATCTGATGGCACATCCTCCTCCTTGTCGAAGAAGGGTAAAATTACTTCTTTGGGTATATCCGGTGGCCCTGTCATTTTGGAACCTTAACAGAGCTTGCCCCACACCTGCTACACCGGTAGTACTTGGCTATTAATTGCCCATCCCGGTAGTTACAGGTGTCAAGAATCGGTTTATGGCCCAACAGCTTGCATAGTAATCGCTTTATCATTTAAACACCTCAATTATCGGGATCATCTTCCCGTCTTTGCCCATCTGCTGCTTATGAGCGTTATCAGTCTTGCCGTACTTCACCAGGAAACGACCATGCGCCCTGACGTGAACGACACTCCCATCCAACAACCCGTTGTCGTGAGCGAACTTGATCGCAGCCCGCTCTGGGCCAAAAGCCTCAACGTGGGTGAACTTACCTGGGACACCATCTTTACGACACAGAAAATCTTCAAATAGCAACCCGCTATCATCTGCGATCTCCTCCTTGATCTCCTGTCGGAGCTTTATAAATTCTTTATCCATCGTCATCTTTCACCCCTACTTTAGGATTTAGTGTCTTTTTATATACTACATCGTCAGCGAAAAAAGAACCTATCAGCTTCATAAGTTTTCTTTGGCAATCCCAACATAGTCTGTATTTTCCAGTTGAATCAAATTTATAACCGTTACCCCATTCGAAGTTAATCTCTTGGAATCCACTTGCAACCATCGCAGGGTGATTAAATCCCATTCCCTTCTCACGATAACCATCGGGCCATAAGTAGTTAAGGGAACAACAGTCAATACCTATTGTAATCTTGCCGTACATAGGCCATCCATACTCCCACGCATCATCAGGGTTTGCAACCTCTCCACAATGGGAGCAGTTTACTTTTTCTTCGTCTGGTGTTATAGTGAGTTCACACATTTTTTTTCGCTTCCCTTGAAATACATTCCTTGCACGATACCCTGCTGTAGGACATCGTTAAATACATTGCCTTCGTGACCTTCCTGCCGCAAACAGTACGCTTATCCGTGCTGATCCGCCGAACCAGGTGATAAACCCTCTGAGGGGTTAAATTAACTCCTGCCATATTACCCATCTAACTACCATACCTTCTTGATTTCTTCGACACCAGGGGGGGAGTTCTACCATGAACAACGTCTGACTGCCTCTCGTACTCAGACACCGGACGTTTCTCCCTAACTATAGATATTGCTGCACATACACCATAACGGACGATGTCTGGAAAATCCTTAAACTTCTCCACAATCTTACCTTGGCCTGCCGGTTTATCCTCCGCCAGTTTAGTCGTTTCGTGCTTCCTGATATAGCTACTCAGCCCATTCCAAGTGTGCACACAATGGCTCCAGATCACCAGCCCAGGGTAGCCGTCCTCCAGGTCTAATAGTTGTTCCCTGACCTTCTTGTGACCAAACGTCAATTCCAGCTCCTCACCTTTTGCGGTGTAGGATGGGACAAATACCATAGGCCAATTCAATTTCCTCCCGGCCTCAGCAAATAATTGAGCCATATTCTTCTCACCACGCCTCTGCCAACCAAAGTGACGATCCAACACCCTGACAATATCTGTGGACTTGGGAACCTTTAGGACGCTCTGCTCATAAGACTTCCACTTCGAGACTTCCTCAAAAGCTGTTTTTTGGGCCTTCATCTGCCAAAACGGTCGCCCCTGGTACTCAGGGTATTCATTGAAGATAATTAACCTACTCTTGGGGTCTTTCACCCCTATAGGCGGGGTCTTGAACATCCAAATACCGGCGGTATCCCTGGCTTCGTGCGGATCACCAATAAACATAAACTGGCCTGGGCCATCGATTGGAAATTCTTCCGGGTCCACCAAATGATTCTCACGCCTCAGCGTCCGGTAGATCATACCCGAGAAATACATAGCCTTACCCTCTACCCTGGCCTCACGCTCATCCTCATCGTACTCATCTACCATGTCATCAATCACATCGGGGTCAAGATGGCCCCTAACACCCCTCCTTTTGCACGCCTGGTAGACATCGGCATCAATGTGCCACATAGTACGCTTCTTACCGGCCTTGGCCCTCTCATCGGCCTGCCTAATGTCGTTAAATGTATCCGGCTCACAATATAGAGGGGTCATGATCTCAATAGTCGTACACCCACCACGTCGCCTGGATTTCAGTGCTCGGCGGATCGTATCACGAGCAGGCTCATCATTAAAGATAACTCCAACATCGGCAGACTCAAACATCTTCGGGGCCTGCTCATAACTCTTGCAGGTTAACTCCCACTCGTTTCGTAGAAATTTGTACTTAGACACATATGGCTTACTATCTTTACTGGATTGATAATCAGACAAGGTCTTCGCAACATCAAATGGATTGATAAGCCTCTCCAACTCAGGATTAAACTTGTCTTTCAGCGTGTCCGGGGTGCTGTTGTACCAGATCAGCTTAGGGTAGGGCCAGTTGTGAAATATTGGGTAGTCGAACCAGCCATTCTGTGGGCCATACACCAGGTTGGCTATGATATGAGCTGCGATGGTTGTCTTGCCCACACCATTGGCATAGGTCACGAGTAGCGTCGGTATTTTGGTGATCTTATTGGCATTAACCAGCAATTGAATCACCTGATCCTGGGTGCCGTTGGGACAGAAATACTTCAGTGGGTCGGCCTTCACGCCCCGCAAGAACCTTTTCCCCTCATACTCCGACATACACTGGGCAGCTACATGGGGCTGGACTGTTTGCTTGTACAATCCACTCATAACTCCTCCAATACTTTCATAATAGCTTTGTAGCGGGTTTGAGGTGGGGCCTTTAATAAAAACTCTTGATATGTTATGTTGTATATATCATTATTTCTAAATTCTAACCACATAAATTTCTGATAGGCTTCAAGATCATCTTCAGACATCTTCTCAATCACTGGCTGCTGAGTGTCCAGTGAATTTTCGTAATCGGGTGTTATCTTCATTTTACACCACACGCAATGAGTATGCTCCATGCTTTCATTGTATTTATGGCGAGCTTCGCTACATTTGCAAAAATCATTAGGATCAAGTCCCATGTATTTGGCTATTAGTTTACTCATTTTGACTCCTTGTCGTGTATGGAACAAAGAAATTCTTCACAAATATCTTCATGTGGTTCTCTTGGTATCATGTATTTCTTACAGTATCCATCACCAGTATAGACTTCGCCATGTTTCTTAGTCTGTTCTCCATTAAAATCATAGTTAATACAAAAGTCACAGCAAAGAATGTCAGGACTATCTGGGCATTTAGATTTCCTACCAGGCGCACCTTCCAGACTCATTCTATCTCATCCTCTCCGATACTATTTGACCGTGACGCTGGCGGAATACGTCACAAATATTGCCATGATCCTTGACGCCCTCTTTCGGCATCCAATCATAACAAACAGTGCTGGGCTTGGTGAGGCTGCATATATTTCGTGAGTCTTCCTCAGTCAACCTCCAGAAAAAACAATTTTCGCAGCGTTTCTGGTCACTCACAGTAGTAATCCCTCCCGTTAGATAGGAGGATAGCACGGCAGAACAGGGTATCGTTATCCCAGCTAATTACATAATAGGGTAGTTCCTCCCATCGACGATACTCAATCTCTATGTTGTTGGGTGCGAATATTGGTGTGCACGGGGGCCACGGCTTCCAAGTGTTAAACCCGTCCATAAAGGCCACAGGATGCACGGGCCAGTTAGGATAGCCATGACCGGGTAAGCCGGGTCGCCCAGTTCTAATCTTATTGCCTGGTGAACAGTCTAAGGCTGGCGGATTCTTCTTAGCGTTTAACCACGTCATTTTATCCCTCCGGTAATAACGACCTTTAGCAGTATAATTTCTTTCCCAATGCTTGATTGACTTCCTAAGTGCCGTCTCAGCTCGTTTTGACATTTTCATAACTCCTCCATCAATTTATTGGTCTTGTATGAACCCGCCGGTTTTGGGCTGTGATAATTACCTGGAAACATCTTGGTCGTCCATCAGATTATTGTTAACCCTGTTAGCTTCTCAATCTGATCCCAATATTCCTTTTTCCACCGGCCCTCGACTCTCCACAAGCAGGGCCTACCAAGCGCATCCAGTTCATCATCGCTCTGAAGATCATATAGATCGTAGTGGACACGGCAGGTTAAGCTGCCAGAAAATCGACTGAGATATTCAGAATGGCTATGGTGTTTCAGGATCACAAACCTGCCATCGGTCCAGAATATAGATCGCTTCTGGCGGTGGCAAGTTGTTCCGCAAAGCCAGTTTTTCAACAATTCTTCTGGTGTTTTTATTTCAGCTTTCGGATAGTATCCAGCTTTCATCACTTATCCTCCTGTCACGTCAAGAAACGCTTGGGCGTAGTCGCTGGCGGGGAGATGCGGTAATTGCATTATAAGATCATACATATCTGACAAACCATCTGCACTGACTAAACATGGATTAACACCAAGCAGACCTACGGTAAAAGTCCATTCAATGTTCTTTTCCCTCAAATACTCCACCACCTCACTACCTTCAACCCACAGATTTTTGTCGCCTGACCAGTTGGGGAGTACACTCAGCCCAATACCGTCGGGAGACTTGTAATTAAATCTACACTTTAACTTGTGTGTGTCAGGAAGTGCATTAATTATAGGCAAAAGGAAGTCACCTATTTCATAACCCAATTTCAGAGCGATCCTCTCATTTATGTTCATCGCTCATTATCCTTTCTGGTGTTCATGGGTTAGCCTCTCAAATCCAAGATCACGTTCTTGGGAGTCTATATTGTACCCACACCCATAAAACTTAAAACCAATGGACTCCATTGCTGTTGTTAGTTTCCTGTCAAGTGCAGTAACAATAAAAGGCTCGCCCTTTTTGCATTTTGCTGAATATATTATTTTAATTTTCCTGTTCATTCTGCCCCCTTCGGGTGTTCCATGCATGGTTTAAGTTCTTCCATCACGCATCCTTTCTGAAGTCACAGTTTGTGACATCAAACTGTAATTTCACTTTTACGCAAGCCATATTACTAACTGGAAGACTC